GGTTTAGCGCCTCTAGGCATACGAGAAGCATCCATAGCCATCATTGGGTGGATGGTTAGGGCTAGAGCATCGATTCTAGCGCGTAGTTCTGCGTCTAACGCCTTTTGACTGTTATAGCCTTTCTCACATACTCCTCGACCCCAAAAGCGGCTAGGAACGACATCCCATGGGAATGCTACGATAGGACGATCCTGCATCATATAGGGGTTTTGCTCTGCCTTCAGCAGCGTGCCGCCGTTAGCAACAACAACCATAGCTTCTACATAGTAGGAATCATCTTCTTCCTCTTCAAACTCTACAACCTCTGAGTCTTCATCAGCAGCGTCCTTCATAGCTTCCTCAAGCAAGTGACGAGGAACAAGGCCATAGTACTTAGTTAAACGTACTTTGTCTTCTGCAAAGATAGTTAGATCTTGATCAGGCTCTAGGTCGAAGTCGCTAGAAGCAATAGAGACAGGTTCATCACGATAAACACCCTTCTCCTGCAACTGCTCTACTAAGTGGCTAGATACATACTCGTCTACTGCACAGCCTAAAGCATTGTCAATGTCTGTAGCTACAGGGTCAATGAGGAAGTTCTGTGGCATTACAGGGCGTAGCTTAACACAAGTACGATCTTTAATGGTAACACCAACAGCTTGTAGCTCTCCACCCATAACAGGCTGAGAAGCTGGAGCCATTTCTTTTTCTTCTTCTAAAACTATTTCACCAATGCCTGTACCGAATACAGCAGCGTTGATTAGACACTCAGCTACGTTCTTACGTATTTTGTTCTTAGCAAAGTCTTCTTCTAGATAACCACGTAGTGCTGCAATGTCTTGTGGGTTCTGATCACGTACATCATCTTTAATGTCAAACCAAGAACCACGACCAAAGGTAGCTTCTTCTAGCTCTGCTACTGAAGACTCAACAGCCTGCTGTAGCGCAGGAGAGATAATCTTAGAGCGCTCAGAGCGTCTTGTCTGGTCTTCTGCTGACCATTGACCACGCCATAGGCGGTAATACTCGTCAAAGCGTTGGGAGTAGTTAGCTTCGTAATGATCACGCCAGCTATCGCACTTCTCCATTACCCAACCTTCTAGGTTTTGCTCAAGAGAAAAGTTGTCTTTACCTTCTAAATCTAGCATAGTTAATAACCTGCGTATTTATCTAAGAATTCGTAGTCTTCTTCTTCATAGTCAAAAGCATATGCAACCTTAGCTAGCTGGTCTACATACGCAAGTGAATCTATCAAGTCATCGTGGACTAGTGGATTAGGAAACTGAAACAACTCGTCTAAGAACTGAGAGTTCCACTTACCCTTGTTTAATTTAATGTTGCCGTGCTCAAAACGTCCCTGTAGCGCCCACACAATCCTATCTGTCTTCTTCTTGTTACCGTGTGTAAGCTCTTCAACTCTAAAGAATCGTTGGTTCTTCTTCATCTGATCGTTTAGATAAGGGAATACAGCGTTCTTTAACGCTCCTTTCTCGATTCCCACTGCAACTGGTTTATACTCGTTAACAGCTCCGAAGATCTTTCTGGCGGTCTCTTCGACGCCCCAGCGGCCATGTATGATGTCAGCAACCCACCAACCTTCAACACCCGCTTTAACAACAGATATAGCTGTTTGGTCAAGCCTCTTAGTCTTGGTAGTGACTTTCTGTACGTCTGCAAATCCTGCCAAATCGACAGCAATATAATAGTTACCATCACTAGGTTCTTCTTCGCTAAATATAACATCATCTTCTTTAAACAGTTCACTGCCGTGAGCTTCAAAAGATGCCATGAACTCCTGACGGAAACTAAAGGCTGACATACTCTTCTCAGCAGCTTTGATCTCTTTAGGGTCTAGTAGCGGGTTGTCGAAGCTAGTGTAGTGATAACCAACAAACGTATCGTCCTTCGATAAACTAGCATACTGGTACAGGTCATAGAAGTGGTTACGACCCATCGGCGTACCAATGAACATCGCATCACCCTTCTGATCCGCAAGAGCTGGACGTAGTATTTGCTCCCACACCTCTGGCTTCATGTCAGCGTATTCGTCCATAACCAAGAACTTAAGGCTAACACCACGCATAGTCTCTGGTCTATCAGCACCCTTCAGTGTCAACAACGCACCGTTGATAAACTTAATCTGTAGGTTATTAACATGACTAGACGCTATAACGCTATGTCCTAGCTCCAGTAGCATCTGCCACATAATGTCTCTAGCCTGACCCTGTGTAGGGGCAACATAGAACACCTGACCTTTCTTAGCATTCAAACAAGCAAGTATTAACGCCCAAGCAGCTAGACGACTCTTACCTGTACGTCTACCAGCCGCTACTACTTTAAAGCGTGTAGGGTCGTTGTAGACTTCTTGCTGCCAAGGTAATAACTCAACCTTTAAATCAGTCAATGGTTACTTCCGCTTCAGTCTTGATAACAACCCTAGCACCACAGGACAACACAGGCTTGTCGTTTCCGCCATAGATAACTGTGCTAGGCCCATGTATCTTCACTGAGTGACCATAAGTATTCTTCTTTCCTTCCTTAACAGTCAACACAGGCTCGTTAGCGTTGTTCTTCTTGTTAGAGCGTATGATGTGCTGATTGACATGGATATACTTGATAGTCATCAGTAGCACCACATTACAGGAGCTTCGTTACCGTCAAGGTTGCGGATGTCAACATGAACAAAACCGTTAGCAACTCCAATTCCTGTAAAGCCCATCTTAATGGCCTCTTCAACAATCTTGTACCGCTGTACACCGTCACTGACTTTAATGTCTGCTGCAATACCTTGGGCATGAGTTCCTGCTTTCTCCTTCTTAGCTTCTATAGGGTGGTCTTCAGAACGATAACCACTCGTGATGACGAAAGGGAAACCACAACGTGCTCGTAACAAGTCTAACTTCAATAGGAGACTATCACTGATGTTGTTCTCGCCTGTGTATTGACAAGCAAACTCTTCTCTAGTGAAATAGTCTAGATCATTATTGATGTTATACATCGTGATATTCCCCTTCAATGGGTTCTTCATTGCCAGAGATAACAGTAGTCTCTCCACCAACACCTGTAATAGATATATTGATGGCACTCTTACCGCCAGTGGCCTTATCCTTCTCAAAATAGCTGACAGGTAGTAACCTATCCATACACAGCTTCCATGCTGCTGCTTGATTCTTATGGTCATCGTCTAAAGCAGCGTTGAGTATGCTGTCTAACACCTTCCTACTCTTAGGCGATGCTAACATCCTAGCTTTATACTCGTTAATGATGGAAGCATCCCCTTTAGGACGACCAACACTATTGCGCTTACCTTTAGTAACCTTGTCTACTGTAGACTTTTTAGGTCTACCGACTCTTTTATTAACACTCACAGAATTACCTCTATTGAGATTCTTGTCTATATAGTCTATAGAGACTCTTTTCCACCGCTAAAGCCCTTTAACAAATATTAGAAGAATTATTATTAGTAATTACTTTTACAATGGAAAAGATGGAAAAGCATTAAAGGGCTGTAAGAGAGCTGAAAAGCGTGTTGTTTAAACTATATAGTCTATACTAGCATACTTTTAAGCAAAAGTCAAGCTAATTGTTTAACTATTTGTTAATTAGTTGCTATGTTAGCTCTATAGCCTCTAGCTGCACTGTTCAGACTGTCCTTTCTACAGCGGATCTCCAGCATACAATGGCTCCGCAGTCGCTCCGCTATTCTCTATAGTTATCAAAGGCTTAGTCTTAATAGCCTATTGTTATAAGCACTGTTTCTTTATAGTCTATTTTGCCTCTTTTTTGTATCTGGTAGGGTACAGTAACAATTCAGCAGCCACCGCCGCCTCCCCCGTCCCTCTATCACACCCACCTTAGCCTGTCTAGTCTAAACTGTGACCAGTACAGGCTATATAGTCATCCACAGGTTGTCCACAGAGTTATCCACAGGCTGGGGCGTGACTGCATAGGCTGATCTGGTCACCATAGATTCTGTACAGTTGATGAGTGAGTATGCTAGTGGGTACTGTATAGACCTGTATAGACCTGCCTAGACCTGCCTATCATAGACTACATAATCTATCGAGCTATAACCATGACCAACATAGACAATCGAGTCACGCTAGTAGTTGACTGGTTATGCGTTGATGTGCTATTCGCGCGCGCCCGCTCCTTATATAATGGTTATGGTATAGGTATAACTCTGATGAATGCTTTCCTGTTTCACTATAAGTAAATAATACTTGTCCCGAGTTGACATAGGTATATAATGAACCCATCAAGACAAGGGCGCAGCGAGCGCAACACATAATCAACAAACAAGGCCGACATTATGAAAAAAGTTTACATAGTTAACGGGTCAGAAGATGGGATAGTTGGAGTGTTTTCATCTAAAAGC